GGATCGAGTGCGGCTTGAATTTCCATTAATAACAAACTTCACGACAAGGCTTTTAGGTGAGTGGAACAAAAACCGTATGGGGGTTGATTTTAAACCCGGCGACAACCCTAAAACAACCGACAAAGAAGCAAAGTTAATGAATGGTATTTACCGCCGAGATTTTAATTCTTTCGGCAGTGGAAAAAAGGCCCTCGACAATGCCGTGGCCGAAGCCATAACCTGCGGATATGGTGCAATAAAACTTGGTGAAAAATTCGTTGACAAAACTGACCCCGAAAATGAATTAACCGACATCGAATTCAGGACGATTCATAACGCCTACAATGCGGTATTTTGGGACAATGCTTCTCAGGAAATGGACAAAAGTGATGCCCGTCATGTGAACGTGCTGACTCGTTATACTCGTGAAACTTTTAAAGAAAAATTTCCTGATGCTACTCCATCCTCTGCTTATGACCCTGAGAATTTTCATATAAGCAATACAAGTGGAAACAGGATTAACGATGTCGATGCCGCAATTTATGTTGCAACCCGATATCATAGAACCAAATTCAAACAAAAAGTCTTTGTTTATTTCAATAGTGCAACACAAGAAAAGGAACTCTTCGATGAAGAAGATCATGAAGAAAAGTTATCAGAAATTAGGAAAAACCCAAGTCTAAAGAAAATCAGGGAACGAACTATTGAAATAGAAGGGATAGAAAAAGCTGTTTTTAGTGGCGATGAAATTTTCGAGGAACCAAAATTTATCACGGGACAAAGGCTTCCCATCGCTCCCCTTTATGCCCACAGAGGATATGTTGATGGTGAAGAATGGTATCGTGGTGTTGTGCGACCACTCAAAGATTCGGGCCGTGTATTTAACTCCTTAATGTCTCAGCTTATGGAGACATCAGCTTCAAGCAACGCTGATATCCCCATCATGACGCCTGAACAAATGGAAAATGAATTGGCTCAGCAACAATGGGCCAACCCAGGCGACCAATCTTATTTACTTTTGGATAACGTAACAGATGAAGACGGTAAAATTATCCAATCCGGACCGGTCGGCTATCTCAAAGCCAGACAAGTTGACCCAAGCTCCGGAATGCTCTTGCAACTCATCCCTCAGATTTTAGATAAATTGATGGGCGGAGCCCCGCAAGAAACCTTTGATTCTAATACCTCTGGAAAAGCAATTGCGGCCATTAAAAAAGTCCAGGATTTGGCAACCCAGCCCATTATGGAAAATTTCTCTACTGGCATTCAATGGATTGGCGTCATCTATTTTTCAAAAGCTGTTGAAACATATGCCACCAATCGAATGATGAGAATCGTTGGCATCGACGGCACCGAAACCTCTGTTGAATTAATGAAAAACGTTTTCGACACCAAAACCGGCAAGGTCATACAAACCAATAATATCAAAGATCAGGAATTCAGAGTCTATTCAGACGTTGGCCCACAATACGAAACATTGAGGGAACAGGAAGTCGAAGAAGACAAAGCAATGCTGGCTGCTATGCAAAATATCCCAGGATCTGAACAGTTTGCCATGGTCACGCTTTCCAATATGTTCATCAACTCCACTGGCCCTGGCTCTGAATCAAAAAGAAAGATCGGACGCCGTAACCTGATTTTAATGGGTGTTTTGGAACCTGAAACCGACGAAGAGATCCAAATGTTCCAGCAGGCCACTCAGCAACAACAGGAATCTAATTCGCAGGAAGATTTGGTCAAAGCGGCAACCGCTCAGGCGGCTGGAGAAGCGCAAAAATTCATATCTGAAGCCAAAAACCTTGATTCTAAATCGCTTGATAACTTGGCAAGTTCGGAATTGAAGAAAACTCAAGCCGTTAAAAACATTGTAGAACTTTCTTTGAATCAGGCAAAAACTCAGTCCGACATCCGCGTCAATGAATCGAAAATAAAAAAGGAACAGGCTGACCTTGACATGGAAATTTTACAGCAAATTGCAGCTTTGCCCATTTAACAGGAGACAATTATGGCTGACATTGCGGTTCGGCTGGGGAAATCACCAAAAAGAATGAAGCAAGTGACTGGTAATAAGAATATATTAAAAAAGGTCAAAGAATTAAAATCCGTTAATAAGCAAATTGCAATACGGGAAAAGTCTTTACAGAAAAGGTTTGAAACGAGTGATAAGCTTTTCACAAAACGGCGGAAAATTGAAGAGCAATTGGGGATATGAAAATATTATTTCTTTTTTTAAGATCTAAATTGTCCTATCTCTGGAGGATTGGTTTGATAGAAAGAACAACGGCTTTTCGATGGGAAATGGATTTTTACGTATCTCCGTTAAAACCTTGGTGGAGATAAGATTTACTTTATTGATTTGTTAGGTATTTAAAATGTTTCGTGAATTACTTGAGTTTTTAAAATTGCTTGTAAAAAAGCAATGGACTGGTAAAATAACACTTGATTTCCACAAAGGTGGATTAAAAAAAATTAAAAAGGAAGAAGAAATTAAAATCTAAATACAGGTAGCAACACACAGAGGCCACTATTTATATGCCCTGTTTGGAGTCTTTATGACTCTGAGCAGGGCTTTTTTTTGTTTTTTTTCAATCGGGCTACGCGATGCCTGAACCGTTTCTCGGAACGAAAAACCGTGCCGTTCACGGACGTATAACCGTGCCGTTTCATGGAACGTAAAACCATTGGCCATCAGAAATGATTGCACTCTCTAAAATCCATACCGGAGAAAAAACATGGGACAAGAACAGGATCAAGACGAGCAAACAGCAACAGTGACCCTGGATGAAAAGCCAAAAGTTGACCAAGAAAACGTTGAAAACCTGGAACAAATCGACGGTCAAGTTTTAGAACAGGATGACGGTCAGGGCCAGGAAGAAGACGACCAAAAAGGTGAGACCAAAGCTGAAGAAGAAGATCTTGGGGTCGAAGTTGTATTGGAATCTTCTGATAAAGCTCCCGAAAAAGAAACGCGAAAAAACTTCGGGAAACGCATTCAGAAGATGAACGAGAAAATTGATGTTGCGGAGCAAGGCGAACAAAAAGCCAACGATAAGTTGCAAAAGGCCAATGATCGCATCGCTCAGTTGGAGGACCAAAATAAGATTCAAAACTTGGCTTTGGACAAAAATGGCCAAGGTTCTGATCCCAATGGTCCGCCTGATCCGGAAAAATTTGATGCTGGTGAATATGACCCGGAATACAGGAAACAACTCAACGCATATCAGGACGCTCGCCAAGACGCTCGCATGGATCAGCGATTTGCGAAAAAGGTGCAAGAGGTTGAAGGAACTGCCAAAGAAAGGCAGGTGCAAAATGCACGGGATTACGCTCTGGAACAAAAGCAGGAAGTTCATTACGACAGAGCCTTGAATATGGGAGTGCCCAAGCAGGATTACTACGATACAGAAGATAAAGTCATCGCTGTATTAGGTAAGGCTGCGGTCAATACCATTATCAAGAGCATCCCCAACGCGCACAAAATTCTTTATTACCTCGGTAAAAATCCTAAAGCCGTTGAAGAAATTGCTGATTCCTTAAATGCTGATCCTGTCACTGGGATTAATGACATAGCAGTTATGGGCGCAAAAATAACTGTTAAAAAAATAACAAAACATGTCCGCGACCCTGACAAGGAATTGGAAGGGGGAACGCCCGCATCTTCTAAAAAGATGAGGGGGCCACCAGGCGCGACATTTTCATAAGGAATTAGAAAATGGCAAACAATTTTGACAGTAATTTTACTGAAAAACTCATGCGGATATTTCTGGAGAAATTCGAGTCCGCACGTGTGTTGTCGAAAAACGTAAACACACAGCTTTTGAGTGGAGTTTACGACCCAAACAGCGGTGATGTTGTTTCATTCAAACGACCTACGGATTTCACCGCTGTTGAGAATGCTACAGGTGATTTAACGGGTGTTACCCCGGACGACATTATTGCTGGTAAAGCATCTGGTGTTGTGCAGAATTACATCACGGTTTTTGTAAATTTTGATGAAGCGGACCAAGCTCTTAAAATGGGGCAAATAGACGAGTTGTTGGCACCAATGGCGACTCGTGTTGTCACCCAATTGGAGTTAAATTTTGCAAGATTCATGATGAGAAATTCCGGTCTGTTGTCTGGTGATTATGGTGTGCCAGTCACAATTTGGGATCATGTCGCAAATTTTAGTTCTGTCATGCAAGCCACCGGCGTTCCGATGGACAGCACCTGGAATGTTGCGATCAACCCGTTCACTCAAACTGCTTTGGCATCAAATCAAAGGTCTTTGGGTTCTGGCGGAGTTTCTGGTGCTTTGGTTATGAGCGCACATGAACGAGCTATGATTTCCTCTAGCTTCGCAAATATGCAGGTCATGTCTGCAACGACTTTGGCCACACATACTCAACCTGCAACAGGTGACAGGAGCGGTACAGTCGTTGGAACGCCGTCACCTACTTATGTAGCTGCCAAGGACACAATGACCCAGCTTATCAACGTTGATGGATTTGGTACATTCACCGGAACCATTCCTGCTGGTACGGTTATTCAGATAACGGGTGCTGTTGATGCTTTGAACAGACTCAATCTTTCAACCCGTGAAGAAATCGTCGATGGTTCAGGTAACGCGGTGTTATTCACCGGCGTTTTGGAACTAGATTTGGTTCTTGCAACTGGTGCAGGTCCAGCGACAATAACTGGTCCCGCAATTTTTGAAAATGCTCCTGGTACTGGTGGTCATAACACGGTTAATCGTGCCATTGTTGCCGCTGATGTTGTAACCCTTTTAGGTTTGGATTCTGTAACTTACCAACCGAATCTTTTTTGGCACAGGCAGGCTTTTTCCATTGGATCAGTTGACATCAAGAAATTGTTCTCAACCGATACTTTGGGCCAGACGGAAGACGGTATGAAACTACGTGTCAGTAAATTTGCTGATGGTGTGACCAACGTTCAGAAAATCAGAATTGATTTGCGGCCTGCTTTTGCAGCCTTGAATCCGTTCTTCGCTGGGCAGGGTTGGGGTATCACTCCGTAACTGCAATTCAATTTGTTTGGATGATGTGGGGCGTTCTTCGCCCCGCATTTAATCTCCTATAAGGACAAAAATGTCTTCTGGGACCAAAATAATAACAAAAGCGTTTAAGCGGCTCGGTGTATTCACCGTTTTTAACATCCCTCCCAATGAAGCAATCATTGAAGGAATGGAGAGATTAAACGGCATGTTGGACAGTTGGAGAACAAAATTTGTAAATATTCCATTCAACGAATTGACCGTGCCAGGCCAAGAATTGGGTGAACCTGTTGATGCAACAAATACCATTATCGATAATTTAGCAATAAATTTGGCGCCAGATTATGACGGTACTGAAACCGGAAATGTTTCTCCGACTTTAATACGAAATGCCAGAGTAGGCTTGATCAATTTGAAGAGGGCTTATCGATGTCAGCCCATTCCGCAGTTCACCTTATCCAGCACAACACCAGTCGGCCAAGGCAATCAAGATGGATTGTTTAATCTTAGCGTTTTTTGGGGTGTCAATAGACCAAAAGGTGGGTAAATTTTAATAAAAATTCAGGAGAAGAAGATGTCTCAAAATTTGGAAGATAGGAACGAATTTGCATCTAGTTCAATATTTAAAAAAATGTTTCAGCATTCTGATCCAGAAAAAAACCCGGAATCAGATGCAATTAATAATTTGGATAAATTACTTTCCAAAATACCGAAAAAAGAAAATTTAAATATTTTAGAATGGGAAGATCTTGAAAAACTACAATCCAATAATCTGCGTTGATTTTGATGGAGTTATCCATTCGTATAATTCGGGATGGAAAGGTGCTGATATTATCCCTGACCCGCCTGTCCCTGGTGCTATTAAATGGCTTGAGGATCATTTGCCTGTCCCCGATGAATTGGGTATGAGCGGTGAATATAAGGGGCCTATCGTTCAAATATATTCCTCTCGCTCAAAGCAAAGTGGCGGAATTAAGGCAATGAAGGAATGGCTGATCCGGCATGGTTTGCACAAGAGTTATATCTCGGATGGAATTTTAGAATTTCCAACACAGAAACCAGCGGCATTTTTAACGATAGATGATCGGGCAATCTGTTTTCGAGGGACGTTTCCAACTACTGATGAAATGATGCAGTTTAGACCTTGGAATAAAAAACCTGAAATTGGCGAGCTTGAAGCTATCATTGACCGGTTTCCTGATTCGATAGAATTAGGATCAAACGGCTCAATTATTGTCAAACAACCCAATCGATAGACCAAAAGGTGGGTAGAAACAATGGCTGAAATCCCATTTCCTGATGGACTGCAAGGCGTAAACGCTTTGCCAAAAACCAAAAGGGTTCTCACAAATTGTTATAGGAATAGAAAAGGGGAGCTTTTGGGTCGCCGTGGAATCGATCAACTGAATACCACTGGAAAAGTTGCCAGAGGGCAATTTGAATGGGATGAAAATCTTTATCAGGTGGTTTCGTCAAGCCTTATCAAAATAACCGATTTGACAACCGGTGCTTTTGTAACCATCGGCACAATTGCAGGATCCGCAACTATTCAAACAGCTATCGGATTCAATGATGCAGTCATTATCGTTAAGAACGGTGCCCTTTATACTCTAGGGAAAGAAACCGACACAACTGCCATTTCAAGCGTTGGAAGTGCATTCGGTGGCGTTGCCAGATTCAATCATGGCGGTTCTGCAGTGGGTGGGATTTCGACAGTCACCATAATAAATTTTGCAGCAAATCCTTTATACAATGTGGAAAACACGAGCGTTTCATCTGTGGAACCTGAAATTTTTTCCACTGGTATTTCGAGTGTCACAGACAATGGAGGTATTGCTGTATTCAATCATTCCGGAACCTCACCCCAATTAGGCCAGGAAGTCACAATTTCTGGTTACATAACCAACACCGCCTACAACACAACAGGCACGGTCACTGCCAGAACAGCATCCAACTTTGAAATCTCAGCAATTGCTTTTGGCACCGACGAAGCTGTTGGAAGTTATGTTGGGCAAGCCTCATTTACCATCTCTTCAATAACGTTTGGAACTTCTGAAACGGTTGGTTTTTTTGCATCAATTTTGACCAATATTCTTGGCAATGCGAATTTTCGTACTTGTGTCAGCGTTACTCACAAAGACAATCGATTTATTTATTGTCCTGCAGACGGCTCCCCAGTTTTCTTTTCTGATGTGGGTGACGCTGGGAGTGTGCAGGTAGCCAGTTTTTTTGATGCAGAACAATTACCGGATGAAAATAATCAAGTATGGACATTAAAAAATATTCTCTTTATTACCGGAACGGATTCAATAGAACAATTCCAAAACAGAGGAACCACACCGGTTCCATTCGTCAGAAGTGATGCCGGTGCAATTGATGCCGGTTTTATCGGCGGGGCGTTGGAATATAGAAACACCTTTTTATTTGTGGGCAGAGACAAAAATCAAGATTTTGGCATATACAGCATAGGCTCTGGCATCGCCCCAAAGATCTCTAACAAAGCAATAGATACAATTCTTGGCACCTACACCATCAATGAATTATCCGAAGCGGTTGCAAGCCGAGTGAAATGGGAGGGTGATGACATCGCTACCTTTACGTTCAGGCGAGATTCCTTCGGTTTCTTTAATGGCGAGTGGTTTAGATTGGACACATTAATAAACGGAACTTCTCGACCTTGGAGAGCCGGTTTTATAACTGAATTTGCAGGCGATTATTACACAGCGTTTGAAAACAAAATTGGCATATTTCAAGATTTAAATACCGACTATGGCGAAAGAACCATCCGTGTTATTCAATTCGGCATAAAACAACCAAATGATGATTGGTTCAGAGTGCAAAGCGTGACCCTTGGCATTAGCCAAGGCTTTAACGATATCGACACTTCTTCAGGTGTGGCAATTCAAATCAGCTTAGATAACCGCCTATTTTCTGAACCGTTTTTTCGCAACCTAAGTGCCATTGGGAATTATGCCAGCAAATTAGTGTGGAATTATCCTGGAGGCATTGGGAATTTTGAAGGGTTTATGGCTATAAGAATTTCCACTGCAGAAGATGTGAAATTCTCATCCGATCATTTAATCGTTGATGCAAAAGGGGCACTTGAACTGGCATGAGTGAAAAAACATCTGGCAGACCGCATCATAGTATTCCATTTGGAACAGCGGAAAATGGCGTCGTCACAATATCAGATGAATGGCAGGCGTATATCGATACGCTTGACTTTTCAATCAACCTATTTTTGGGCGACAGCTTAATTTTAGAAAAATACACCGTAGCAACTGTTCCACCAGCTGAAGACAACGCCCTCGGTATCATCGGGATCACCGACGAAGTCGGCGGCCAAACCCCAGCATGGTCAAACGGAACCGATTGGTTAAGATTTAGCGATGGAGCGGTTATAACAACATGAGCCATAGAAATTTGAATGAAAATGAAGTTCATTGGAAACTCACTACCGGTTGCACTGTAATTGGACCTGGGTGTGATAGCTGTCCTGCGATGGGCGGGGACTCTTCTCATAAAACAAAAATATTTCCTGAAAGATTGTCTATACCTGCATCTATAAAAGAACCAAAAATATTTTATTTGTCGTTAGGATCGGATTTCTTTCAAGACAATGTTACCGAAGAATTTATATTGAATGCGTTTAGAATTATGATTTTTAACCCAATGCACAAGTTCGTAATTTTAACAAAACGTGCGGACAGATTACGTCATTTAGCGCCTAAATTAAAATTGACGGACAATATGTATATCGGTGTGACCGTCGCCTCTAAATCTTGCAAACATCGAATGGAAGCTCTGAGAACGGTTAAAAGTAAAAACAGATTCATTTCAATGGCTCCCTTGCTTGAAGATTTGGGTGAATTGAATTTGGAGGGTATCAAATCAGTAGGTGTTGTTGAAGAGACTTGGGGGCCGAAAAGGAAAATTCAGCAAGCCTGGGTGGATAATATTGAAAAACAGTGTCAGGAGCAGGATGTGCTTTTTAATTTTGACGATGCAATTCTATGGAACAAATAATTGAACGCACTTTCGATTATAGATTAGTAAATAAAATTGCAGGGAAAGTTCCTGTAATTTCCAGCAAAATGATTTATCTGGTTTATGAAAAAGAAATGGTTTGGGCATTTGAAGAATATTTGGATGGGTTAATGATTCATGTTTCTGTATTGAAATCGGCTCGTGGGAAAAAAGCCGTTGAAGTTTCAAAAATGGCTTTTAAATGGTTGCATGATAACGGATTTAAAAATGTTTATGCTTGTATATCACAAAACTTGAAAGACGTTTGTCATTTTGCTATCGCCATTGGAATGAAATTTACTCATAAGGAATCAAGAGAAATGGGAAATATTGAGCATAAATTTCGTTGTTATAAAATAATTTTAGGAGCTTAAATCATGGGTGCTTTTGCGGGGGCTGCAATATCTATCGGGGGATCATTGCTGGCAAGTTCTTTAGCCGGTGATGGCGATGGTGGCGGTGATGAAGGCGCAGGAATAAGCCAAGCTGCCATTGAGGAATTGAAAAGACAATTTGGACTTGTAGAGGAAAACGTTCAGCCTTTTATTGATGTTGGTGCACGGCAAATACCGGGTGTGGAACGTGCTGCCACAGTAGGAGGGCTTGACGAAATTCTTGGCGAAATATTCGGTACTGAAACTTTTAGAAATCTTGTTGGTGAAAGAACACGGGGAGTTCAGGGTGCCTTGTCTGCTGGTGGATTGACAAGATCAGGAACGGCAGTACAAGAACTCTCTGCAGTTCCACAAGATATTGGATTGGCTATTGAGCAATTAATTTCAGGAAGGCAAACAGATTTATTCAAAACTGGACTTGGAGCTACCTTAGATTTAGGTGGTTTAGGTATTCAAGGCGCATCCGCACAAGCTGGTGTCGGATCTGCCCAAGCTCAAAGAAGTTTTCAAGCCGGACAGGGTGCAAGTAGCAGACGTTCAGATTTGATTGGAGGGCTTATTGGTGGTGGTGGTTCAATTATTGGTGGATTGGCACAAAGTGGATTTTTTAATTCCGATCCGTGGTTGAAAGAAAATGTAGAAATAATTGGGAAAATTGGTTCACTGAATCTATATCAGTGGGATTGGAGACCTGAAGTTGCTGATACATTTATCGGGAAATTCCCCACCATTGGTTTCATGGCAGACGAAGTGAAAAAACTTTACCCGCAATTTGTTAAGCCTTTATTCGGATTTGATGCTGTTCATTATTCAAACCTGTTAGACAAAATCGAGAGCGAAAACGTTCTCGCTGCCGCATAAGAGGAAAATAACATGGCAACAATCGGACAAGGTCTTTTACAAGCTGGTCAAAGTATCGGTACTGGATTTGCGCGGGCAGGTGAAGACCGTA